TTCTATTTCGTACACATGTACTAAAGAGCCTGGTGTTAATGTTTGTACAGCTGCAATTAAACTCATTATTCGTATACTCTCACTAGTTTCATTTGTAAGTTATAATAATCTGCATATGCCCAGGCTTGTGACCAGTTAGTACAAAGTACTTTTATTGTAGTTTCACTACCATCTTCATCATAAGTAAAATTAAAAGAAGTTACTCCACCTTTTGTTTCTAAAAAGTTTGTAATTGAATCTATATCTGCTTTAGGTCTATTGGCAAAGTTTAAAGAAAATACTTGGTCTAAAGCATTGATTCCGTTTACTACTCTTTGTGAATAACCATCTCCAAATTGAGCTAAATGTACTCTTGGAGTATTTTGTCTACTAAATCCTTTATCTGGTACTGCTTGTCCTAAGCTACCTCCTACGCTAAATCCTATTGCCATTAGTAACTACTTAAGAGGCCTCCTGCCCTCTGCTGTTTAACAATCTCTTGCTGTACAGCCGCGGAGATTCCATTTGCAAATGCTTTTGCTTTTTCTCCTTCTGTTTGAACATCTACTGATGAACCACTATCATTCATATTTACAGTAACATTTGCGGTCATATTACCGCCCCCACCATTTAACATTTTCACAGGTATTTCTCTATCGTTTCCTAATGGTACGATTGCTTCTGTTCCATGTAGGGTTGCTTGGTATCCAGAGTCTGGTCCGTCTGCTACACCTCCTGACCTATATGAACGATAACCATCTCCAGCTCCTGGAGTCATGATTCCTCCTACTCTTCCTGTAGGTAAGCCTGCCATAGTACCAAATGCTGCTGCTGCACCAGGATTAATCATACCTACCATTGCCATAAGAGCATTTAGTATCATCTGCTTTATAATCATTTTTGTAATATCTGCTATAATTGAAACTGCCATATCCCCAAATGCTTGTTTCATTGTTTTTGTGCCTTGTGCTACAGAAACTAAAGCATTTGCCATGTCATTAGCTAGTCCTTCTGTTAATCTAGTTGAGATATCGTTTTGTAATTTTAATTGTCTTGTTATCTTTTCTCTTGCTTCAAATTCTTTATGAAGTTGCTGTATCATTTGCTCTCTTCCTGCTCTAGCACCTTCCATACCTGCTGCATCTATAGAAGCTAAATCAGCATAAGGATTTCCATGTAATTCTGCGTGTCTTCCACTCATCATTCCTGCTCTTTCTGCGCCTGCTATTGCTTCTGTTGCCATACTACCTTGCATAAATTCATTTCTTCTATTTATAAAAGAACTAAAGAAACTACCATTATCAAATCTATCTTGCATGTCTCTAGTGCCTTCTTGGTACTGTCTAAATTTTAAAAACGATATTTCTTTTTGTATTTCTAGTTCTTTTTTAGAAACTTCTAAATTATCTTTTGCTAACTGTAACTGGTCTTCTAGTCTTGCTTGATTTTCTTTACTTGCTGTTGCATGTTCTTCATCAAAAAGTTTTTGAGCTATTCTTAGTTCTATTTCTGCTTTTGTTATTGCATTTTGTTTATTTCTTTCTGCAGAAATTATTTTTGCTTGTGCTATTTCTTCCCTTCCTACGAGTAAAGTATTTTCTAAGTCTTGTAGTTTTCCTTCGTGTACTCTTTTTTGTAATGCAATAGTATTTTTAGACTCATCTTGTAATGCTTTCATAAAAGATTTATTAATTTTAGCAAGTTCTTTTCTTCTATCTATTTCTTTTTGACTAGCCCCTAATTGTTCAAATTGAAGGTCTAACTCAGCAGTGGTTGTTCCATCTGATTTCATAGTTCTATATATCTTTTTGAAGGCTTTTTCAAATTTGCTTTGTATTATTCTACCATCGTCTGCAAAAAATTGTTTTGTTAAAGATTCAGCAGCTGCTTCTGGGTCTACTATGTCAGCATTTTCTAAATCAAAAGCATCTTGAATAGCTTGTCTTCCAAATTCACTATTTATTAATGTATTTTTTAATCCTGTAAACTGCTTTTGTTGTGCTGTTCTAACTTCTTCTATTGTGGGGCCATCATAATCTTTGGCTGAGGCGTCTTTTTGACTAAATGTTACTGGAGTACTTCTTTGTGTGTCTAAATAGTTTTGTATTTCGTTAAATGCTTTTTTTCTTAAGTTAAACTCTTCTACTGACTGGTCTTGTGCGGCTTGCAGTGCATCTATAGTGTTTTTTCCTAATGACCCGTCTTCTCCTAATATGGTTGCTAAGTTTCCTATTAGTCCTGCATAAGGTCTTGCTCTCGCACCTTGTACAATACCTAATCTTGCTTTATCTAAAGTTTCCATTTGTGCTGTAAATTGTGCCAGAGCTAGTCCGGCTTTCATTATATCGTTTGCTATTGCTACAAAGGTATTTTTTTCTGACAAATCAATTGTTTTTATATCGTTTATTGCTCCTAAAAATAAAGTATGGAATCCTTTCATTTGTGGAACAAGTTTTTCTAATTGTTTTGCTGAAGCTACGTATAAGCTTTGTTGTTCTGCGTCTAGTGTGCCTGTTCTGAGTTCTTTATTGAACTCTTTCATTAAGTTAAAAGCATCTCCTGTTTTTAATGCATTTGCTTGTTGTTCTAGTTGTGCAAGTCCTCCAATTACAAATCCACTTTGTCTAACTCTATTCATATTTCCGAGTTCAGTATTTAATTCTTTTAACTGTTCTCCAAACTCATGAGCCCTTTTTTGTGCTTTTGTCATTTCTTCTTCAGTTTTACTAAACATACTTTTTAATGCATCAAAAGCAATAAAAGCTATACTTATCCAACCAAAAGCACTTAATAGCCCAGAAACTGCTCTACCTGCCAAAGCTGCACCTTTAGTAATTCCTGCAAAAAACGAAGCACTACCTGCTTTCATACTAGCAAAAGTAGCATTTGTAGTTATACCTAATTGTTTATACTCTAATTTTGCTTTTCCTAAACTTCCTTTTAGAGCTAGTTCTTGATGTTTTATATACCTATCAAATTTTGCTCTTTCTTCTGCATTAAACTTACTTAACAAATGACCTTTTTGTTTTAAATGTCTTTTTAATACTCCAAGCTCTTGTGCATTTAATTTTTTACCCATTGCGGCTTTTTGCATGGTTTTACTTTCTCCAGACAAATCTAATCCAGATAACATGCCCTGCATACCTTCTCTACCGCTTTTTGAAAATTGTTTTACCCCTTCTCCAGTAAGTTTTCCATCCTTTTGAAGATTTTTTATCATACTTGCATCTTTTTTAAGATTTTTTGCCATTTTAGAAGAAGCTTTTGAAACGTCACTCATTTTATCTGCCATTGCACCAAAATTAGGCATAAGTTGAGTTACGATTGGAGCTATGAGTAATCCGAAAACACCAATTAAGGCTCTTACATTATCTTTTAAAAAAGAAATAATTGGAATTAAGAAGTCTGCTACACCTGTTTTTATTATTTTTGTTAAGTCATCAAACTCTTTTGCAAATTGTCCAAGAACAAAAGCATTTTCATCCATAATTTCTGTAATTCTTCCAAATTTAGTTTCTGCTTGACTTATAACTTCATTAGCAACAGCTTGAGACCTTTCAAATGCAGTTAATTCTGTTCTTGCTTTGCCTATAGCCATAGCATATTTTTCAGTTGCAGGTTCAAGTCTTAATATAATACCTAATTCATCTAATAGTTCGGGTTCTGCTTTCGTCACACCTCTTATTAATCTGTTAAAGGCATCAGTCACATCTCTACCTAAAGCTAGTGATGCATTTTTTGCTGCCGTACCTAACTGTTCTAATTGTCCTCTAGTTAATCCAGCGGCTGTACCAATCGCTACAGCAGATGCGGCTTCTTTAAATGAAATCATATTAGCAGTCGCTTGTTGGACAGCCATAGTCATAGTCGAAAAAGCATTACCAGTAATAGCACCAAAAGCCTTTTGGCCTTCAATCATATTTCTGGTTTCCATTGCTTCTTGTAAAAATCTGAACGCTGCTGTAACGGCGAATACCTGTGCAGCGATTGTTGCGTAAATAGGCACAAGCCCTCCACCAATAGTTTGGGCTTGCTTTGAGAATGCTTTTGTTGAATTTGATGTTTGTTGGGATAATGATTTAAGTCTTCTATCACTTTCTTGTACGTTCTTAGCTACCGAGCCAACGTCTTTTCCAGCTTTCTTTGCGTTTTTTCCTAAATCTTTTAACGAACCTCCATCCGTTATTTTAACCTTAACGGAACCGCCATCTCTCTTTTTACTCATTTACTTTTTTCGTGCTTTTCTCTCTTGGTTCATTTTTTCATTTATTGAACGACTATTGAGAGCCTCGATGTTTTTAAGCCAAAAAACACATTGTTTTCTGTCTTCAACTTCGTATATATCTAATATTGTTCCTAAAGCAGATAAATCTTTGCCAAAGTAAGACCCAGACATTCCATCCCATCTGTCAGGTAACATATCATGAATTGAAAATGCTATCTGTACCTCGTAGGGTAAATTATCACGAGAGGGAGGCATTTTATTAGGGTCGGGTTCTTCTCCAAGTTGTTCACAGACTCTTAAATATTTATCTAAGTCTATGTCGTGTCTAAAAAACTTTTCTAATTCCGCAAGTAGTAATGTTACTTGCGCTCTGTAAAATTTTCTAAATCGCCAACTTGTTCAGTAACCCAGGTATCGAAATCGTTAGAATTTTTCATTAGAACTTCACAGTTTTCATCTGTGAACTCTAAGCAATCTTCTGCATTGACTCCTGATGTATCTACTAATAGAAGCTCTTCTAAGTATTTATACTTCAGTCCTGTCCAGCCTTTTATAACTGCTTTTATATACTGAGGTAGGAATTTATCTGCATCGAATTCTTCTTCATATGCTCTAGTCTTTTTGTTAAACTTTTGAGTTACACACTTATTTCTTAACTTCAATAACTCTTCTCTTGCAAGATAAGTTAGTTTAACTTTAAAACCATCCATCCCAGGATAATCAAATTCTACTGTTTTGCTAGGAGTAAGTAAACTCTTTAGCGAAATGGGTTCTTTTTTTAATTCTTGTACTACTTCTTTCTTTTCCAATTTTAATCTCCAAAATTGAATGAGTGAGGATTGGATTCCTCACTCACTCTTAGTTAAATTATGATGTGTATGTTACACTCATTTCATTTGTTGCATTTGCTGCTGTATCAGATGATAAGTCAGATGACAATGCGTGGAAAGCCACATCTACAGATATTACGTCCTCAATACTATGAGCTGGTAATTCTAAGTGACATTTTGGCATTGCTACTGAACATCTAGGAGTATTACTTCCTCCGCCTATATTAAATGTTAAAGCAAAAGCGTTAGTAATAATTCCTCTTGATTCTTGAAGTTTTTCAAATAAGTCTAATGACCCATTTGTTTGTGAATTCAAGTAACAAGTAAAGTTTCCTGAAACATTTCTAGTTCCTGTTATATGCCCGATAGGCTGGTTAACATCTCCTAGAGTTTCTGGTGTTAAATAATTGAGGTTATTCTCAATAGTTATACTTCCACCAGTTAGAGTTACAGCAAACGTGGTGTCTGAGTTACCTAAAGCACCAGTGGGGCCACTGACTTCAGATGCATCATACTGTACAGTTAAATCTGTTAACTTCTGTCTAATGAAGTTTGTTGTTGATGAAACTCCCTCGTTGATTAAACCAATAGTGCTTGACTCCTCTCCTGTTACTGCTGGAGATGTTGCTCCTCCTGTAACTTTGAGCTGTACAGCCTCTCCTATTGTTTTACCATTTCCAGACCAGCTGATTTGTGCTATACCATCAATATCAAAATCGATAGTAGCTGAACCGACTGTACAGTCAGATAGCTTATAGACGGTTACACCATCAGTGCCTGTTGTATATATTTCTCCTTCTGAATCCTTGGTTGCACCAAGAACGAAGAATAAATCAAATTCTCCTAAAGTTACATTGTTTGAACTTGCAAAATCAAATGCGTTAGGTTCGTGGTCTGCAGGAGCAAATGTTCCTGATTCACCAACCGCAGCCATGTAATTTGAAGCACCCATAGCTGCCCACAATGGACCTTCTACTGCAAACTTCTTAGAAGCTCCAGCATGTAGTCCTGCATCTGCAGCGTATGAACCAGCTGCTGATGTTGTAGGTCTTATATAAGTACTAAAGCTCCACTCTGCTGGTGCAAAAGAGTCGGTGAACATTGTTCTCCCTCTTTTTGTATAACCAGAAGATGTAGCTGCTTCGTTCAATGTTACTTCTGTAGTATTTGTTGCCTGACTGAATGAAAATCCATCCAAAACAGGAATTTCATAAAGAGCTGTGTTAGCGGTTGTACCGTCAGCACTCCACTTCATGAAAACTTTGGTATCTCTACTAAAGAAAAATGACATTATTATATCTCCATTAATATCGAATCTCTAGAGTGATTTCTCCTACACCTAGAGGTTCTAATACGCCTTCATCTGTATCTACAGTAGCAATTGTTGTTTGCACTGTAGTTTGAGATGCTCCTGTTGAGTCATAGTATGTTAGTGGGTCGCTATCCTCTATTACCGTCTCAACATCTTCTAACAATTCTTCTAGTGCTTCGACAACATCGTTGTCATCAGACACATAGATACGAACTGTTATAGTTAAAAATCTGAATCGAAATCCTCCTCCATCGTATTCTCGGGTTTCTGTTCCAGCTCCTACATGTATAGTAGGAAACTCGTTTACTTCATCCCAGAATTTAAGTCTTCGTTCTACCTTAGCTACTGAACTTCTAAAAGGTGGTTGACCATTTATTCTTTCCAGTGCTACTGCTAGGGCTTCTACTACGGCTCTACGACGCGACGAATATCTTCTTGCTGTTGTTGAGTCCATTATATTCTCCTAACTTTTATAAATTTATTTTCCATTCCTTGAGCAACAATTTCTCTAATACTTTGCCCAATTATTACTCTAGGGTCTCTCATAGTACTACCCTGTTTTCCACCTGGTTCAAAAGTTTCATAAGGATTTCTCATATAAGTATAATCTGCCTGTAATCCACCTCTTGGCCCTTGTGTTACTTTTGTAACTCGGGCGGAGTTTGCAAATCTACCTGTTCTGTATCTTAAACTTGGTGGATTCATCTTCATAGCTACCATTTGTGGTAGCACTGAATTTATTAAATTCTTCAAAGCCATTGGATTTGCTTGTTGTTTTGCTACTCCACCTTTTGTTCTTTGAGCATTTGAAGTCTTATGTCTTTTTTTACTGCTCTTTTTTGCTGTACTTATTTTTGACTTTGTAGCACCTGCTACTATAACTTGTCGTATGGCTTCTGATGCTTCTTTTTCTCCCATCCCCATTTTTTGCAATTGCTTATTTACTTTTAAACGCATATTTGGTTTATTCCACCATTTTAATTTTAAAAGTTCTTTTATAGCTATAGCACCGACTAGTTCACCCCCTTTTTCTGTTACACCTTTAGAAGCTCTATAATCGGCATTAA